AACTCAAACTTCTCTTGGCGATCTACTGTCACCTTTATGGTGTCTGTTCTGTTTTTGAGCGTAAAGCTGTTCACTGCTTTTGGCGTTTTGCCCTCTATGGTATACATACGCTCGTACAGCTTATTAGCTTCGGATATGCTATATTGCTTCAGTTCTTTCATCTCATTATGAATCTGAATAAATTTTGAAGCAGTGTGATCTAGGAAATCCTCTTTATCCTTGAAGTATTCATTTTCTGCCTTTTCTTTTACAGCCTTTTTCACCTTCTTACGTCTAGCTATTTCTGCCTCTAGATCAATTTCACTTAATGAAGCTAGCTCTAGTCCTTGTGGTTTAATTTGTGTGTTCATTGTACTTTGATTTCTTTATTGTGGGTTAAATAAATAGTTAGCGTTGCACCAGATCTTTTAATTTCAAACTCGAACTGTAAAAAGGCGAGTCTTATCGCATCGTCTGTCGTAAATTTCTCTACACCTGTGATGTAGCCTGTTGATTGGTTGGTCTTGTCGTAATGGACTGGCTTGCCGAAATAGTTTGCTAGTCTTTCAAATTTTTCTTTCATGGTATTTTTGATTTTAAGTGTGTAATATTTCATTTGCCTGTTCTATAAGCTCCTCGTAAGCCATAAAGATGTTGTCGTGAACATCCTCCCACTCAACTAATTCTGCACGACCATAAATGTTGAGTATTTCCTGTTCTTTGCCGTTAATGACTGCTAGTCTTAAGTCTTTTACTATCTGTCGAGCTTGGTCTGTATTATTCATCGTCCGCTTTCATTTGTTCAATTAGATTATTTACTTTTTTTTGCAAACTCTTATGGAGTATGTATCTGGGCTCTCTTTGGATACCTATTGTTAGGTTATTTTTATACTCAATCCATGCAGAGTGTTCTAGGTGTATCAATGCTCTCTGAAACCACGTGAGCTCGTTTGGAAAGTTTATTCTTTGATACTTCAATACGCCAATCAAGTCGGTAAGTCTTTGAGTGGCCCTGGCATGTTCGTTAATTTGATCTGTATTCATAGTCTTTAGTTTTTAGAGCTTTTTTAATAAGTGGTTTTGAATAGTATTGGGTAATTTTGGTAGTGATATTGTTATAAAAGTCCCAGATCGTATCTTTGCCTAGATCTTCATAATCTCTCACCTTCCATATAAAGTCGTCCTCCAGTGCTCGATATACGCTTATCCAGTATTGAAAAAGCTTAGTGTTGGCCATAAGCTTTTGCAAGTCCGCATCATTGTTCGAATATGCTTCGCACCAAACCATGTAAGTGTCTAGTACAAACATGCTATGCTCGTGGTCTGTTATTTTTAGTAATTGCGCTATTGTTTTCATGGGTTTATGTTATTTCATTCCAGTATTCGGCAGCACCTTCGCCCCAAATAGTGTAAAGTTCACCGCCTCCAAATCTTGAGAGGGTTGACGCTCTAAATCCCTCAATGTGTATCTTCACGTCAGCATCATATCTCACGTGCTTAGCTGCTCTTCCTTCAGGCTCTCTTCCTTCGGCATGGCTAGTGAAAATCACCAGCTTTTTATATTTAATCACAAAGGCTTTAAATTCTTTATACTCAGTCTTACTCATTGCTGCATATTGGTAAGAATCAAAAAAATAGAACACAGGGCTTTTTGGCTTAGCCATTCTCTCCTTAAGTTCTTCAACACTTTCAGATAGGATCACAAATCGCTTCTTTACCAAATGCATCTGGTTGCGCTGTAAGGCTTGGCGAAAGGACTTTCTTGCACCTTCCTCCAGCGTGTTGTAGGCTACTTTTTGAAACTTGCATAATTCTCTAGCTAATTGCATTGAAAAACTTGTTTTACCATTTCCAGACTTGCCCCAAATGATCCAGATCCCTGTTGCTTCTGGTATGCCTATTGAATCTTTCCAAAGCCCCTCAAGTTTAATTTCCTTGAAGTTCATCTTATAGATTTGATCTATGCTTATAGCTCGGTTAAGGCTCATTAACTGGTGTTTTCTGGTTATTGATTATTTTGATTTGCTTTCTTGATCTTCATAGCGTGAATCATTCGCTTAACACGTCTTAGATCGTTTTCTGAGTCTGCAATGATCTTCTTGATATCATTGCGATCTTCTATACCGTTGGCAACACATACCTGAGTGATGTCGGTAGTGCCAACGCCCTTAAGTTCAATACACTTGCGACCTATACGGCTGTAGATTTCCTTATAGCCTTTCTTGTTGAGGCGAAGGCCTTTTTTAAGGCGTTTCTCCAGGTGATCTGTTGCTGCTAAGACAATCCCGCAGTGGTCCTCCAGTTGGTTGAAAATGGTAATGAAGAAATACAGTACCTGGTCGCTCAGCTTGTCGGCTTCGTCCATGATGATGAGTGGACTGTCTTGCTTCTTAAGTTGCCTGGTCACTTCCATCATCATTTCGGCAACGGTGAGGCCAGAGTAATCTCTTCCCATTGCTTGCAGGAGTTCTGCGAGAAAGTATTTCCTGTTCCAGTACTCGTTGCATTGCAGCAGGTGGGCTCTTTTGTTGTTTTGTGTATAGTGACGGATCGCCAGAGACTTACCGCTTCCTGCTTCGCCTACAATAGCAAATACATTGTGAAACTGCTGAGCGTCTGAAAGGAGGCTGGACATGATCTTGTAGTCTCGAGTCTCCACGACTTGCCATTGGTCTTTTGTAAATCCAGTTTGTGAAGCGATGTTTCTCCACATGTCGTCCGAGATCTTCTCCCAGTTGTCATTGATCACTTGAGAGATCAATGCGCCAGATACACCCTTAAGTGTTCTTGCTGCCTGGTTCTGCGAGTCGTAGCGAGCGCAGTAGTCTTGCAGTTGATTTTTAATTTTTGTTTTGTCTTGAATAGTCATAACTTTGGGTTTTGGATTATTAATAGATTGCCCGTGCTTAAGCTCCACGGGCTTTTTTTACATCATATCGTAAGGATCGTACTCATCGCTGTTGCTAACTTCTTTCTGAAATTGTGCGAGTTCCAATTCTTTCTTTTTAACTGGCTTAGGCTTATTTAGTTTGCTTTTTTGGCGTCTGGAAGACTCTACTCCCTTAATGTTTGGAGATCTTAAGCCTTGTTGGTGTGCTGCACCTCCGTGAGCTTCGAGAATGTCTTCAGTAGCGTTTCTCATGTCTACACGCAGATCTTTGTTGCGTTGGATGATGTCTCTTAAGAAATCCTCTTCAAACTCTGTGATCTCCTGGCGAGCTCTGGAGACTTCGACCTTAGTTTCGGCAGCCGTCACAAATCGAAGTCCGAGCGGTGTGTCTTCATAGAGGTAGATCATTGTCATATCCTCAGGATCAAACTTGATGTGGAACTTCTTATCGATAGACTTGCGGTGGAAGTTCATGTCGGCCCTTCTGTCTTCATCGTAAACCAGATACTCGTACTTAGCGCCTTTCTCTGTAAATGAAAGTCCAGAAGCATTGTAAGTGACAGGCTTATCACGTAAAATCCAGAAGAGATCCACCATGTCAAACATGCTTAGCTCTGGAGCTTCAGCATTTGTACTTTCCAAATACATGGATATGCGTGGCTTTCCTGTCTTGTGGTGAGTCGCTTCGTTCCATTCCTTACGTCGCTTAGCGTATGTGGCTTTGATTTCGTCCAGACTTGGCAGATCGCGTTGATTTGCCAGGATAAACTCCATATTTGCCTTAGATTCTTGTTTTTTGGTGGTGATGTTCTGGCCTGTAAAGAACCAATCACGCTTCAAAAACTGCTGTTGAAACCTTCCAAATATGCTTTCAATGGTCTTAGATTTACCATTGTAAGGCTGTGTTTTGATGCTGAGACGTGCCAGCTTGGTCAAAAACTCGCCCGATTGTAGCTTCTTATGTCCTCCCTGGCCATCAAACCCAATTTGATAGGGTCTATGTCCAGAAGTTTTCGCAGCCATCTTATAAGCGAAGTATTGCGCCTCATAGTCTTCAGATTTTGAGATATGGTACCCAAGTAGAACTTCGGAGTACGTGTCGATGACTTCATACACCTGGCAAGTCTGCATTTTTCCATTTTCGTCCTGGTAGTAGTAGTTAAGTTTGGTACCATCACTATACCATAGGCTATCACGCTGTGAAGGCATTTTGGTCTTAAGGTGCATGGTGTATTTTTCTTTGGCGGTGACCTCTCCAAATCTGTGACCGTACCAAAGTGGCTTGATGTCCTCCTGGTGTAGATAGTTATAAATGGTCTGCTCAGATTTCAGTTTCTTCCAGCCTTCGTCTTTAGCCAGTTTATTATATTCGGCAAAAAGCTGCATAGTATTGGCAATCTTGTTGACTTGATCTGCCCAACGAGATACGAGCCACATTTTGGCATTGTCGTTGATTTTCTCGGAGTTCTTGTTACAGAAATTACCATGCACCAGGCTGTCAAAACCTTCGGTCTTAAATTGGTTGTATTTCTGCTTAAGTCTGCGGTGGTTGGACGGTAAGGAGTGAGGCCATTGATTGAAGGTTAGTTCACTTACTACTTTAGCCATCTTTTGCCAAACTTGCGTTTTTGCAACTCCAAGAGCTCTACGCTTAGCAAGCTTATTATTCATCATTACATCGATAGTGGTAAGGATGGAAGCATTTGCGGTGTATTCGTTGATGTTTTTCTCTGGAAGGGCTTTATCGTCATTGGTGACGTAGTTCTGGAAGTATTTTTGCGCCTCGAGGTTGGTGTTTAGATAATCGGTAAAAACGATGTGCTTGGTTTTCTTGTAAGGATCACCAGCAATTTGAACAATTTTAGATTTTATCCTATCCGGAATAGATTCAAACTCAATAAGTGCTTTAACTGATCTGCATCCTCTTCGTATGACGTTGATGTTTCCAGCAGAAGCGTGGTAATGATAGTTATTTCGATTAAATATCTTTCTATCAATTAGCCAGCTGGACTCAACACACAATGTATTTTCGTGATATTCAAACATTCTAAATATTTATGATGTTATTGATACGAGCACTGATTCTTTTGTACTCTTCTGAGATCTTTTGAGCGGTTTCAGAGGTTCTTTCACCATTTATACTATAAATGACCATTCTTTCTGAAACTTGATATTTACCAGCAAGCCTAGAAACAACTTGCTTGATATATGTATTCTTATTTTTAGTAGATTTGTTCACTTTGTATGTTTTGTTCTTGTCTCTGAACAAATGTAAACCATATAATCTAAATTAGACAAACATAATTAGAGTATATATCAAATTTTAACATTATGATAGTAGACAGAGTTTTTAAGTACCTGAAACACAAAGGGATTAATAAATCCGAATTTTACAGGCAGACTGGTATGTCTAATGGTTATTTAGATAAAGTCAAAGATGTTGGTGTGTCTAAAGTCAATTTGATATTAGATACTTATCCAGATCTTTCTGAGTTATGGTTAATCAAGGGGGAAGGTTCTATGATTAAGAGTAAGGATCAGCCGCCAGACAATGGTTTAAACATATATCTAATAGATGTACAGAAGAAACTCATTAACAAATTAGAGGAGGACAACGAACGTTTAAAAAAGCAAATCAAACGCGGAAACGGTCATCAATACGTTGCTGAAGCTGACAACTAACTAGCAACCATCACACACTATCAACCTTCATTTTTTGTAATCCTTTATGAAACAAGGCTTTACTCCTTTACTGTTAATAAATTTAAGGAATTAACCCCCTTTCTATCTTGTATTTTATAACCATTTACTCTAAATAATTGGAATTAAATACCTTCGCATTGTGTGAGTATTTTTGTTAAAAACTACACCCAATACTACACCCAATACTATACCCATTCCATTTTTGAGTGATAACAGTTTACAATAAAACGAATTGTACATTATCGAAAAAGAACTTATGAAAAAGAAAAAATAAAGGATAAAAAAAAGCCTCAAAGGCACGCTTCTACAAGCTTTCTAGTATATAATAGTATATTTGATATGCAGGAGGAAAGCAGCAGTCTTTAAAAGGTATTTAAGTTCCTTCACGCATGTGCTTAAATAGCATTTAAAAGTAATAAATGCACAATTTGAATACTGCACAAAAAAAGCGTCTACAAGTGTAAACGCCCTATTTTATTGACCTTTTGACCTTTTTACTGTAATTACTTTAATGTACAATTCGTTTTATGCCCCTTACATACTGCGGTATTCGAAGCACATATTCAAAATAGGTGTAACGTGGGCAGTACAAGTATTCAATTATTTGTGAGGGATAAAAACTTTGCATCAAAAAAATAGAGCTTTAACTTCATCTGTAACTAG